GCGAACGACAGTAAAGGTATTCGACGAGACCGCCGTGACCTTAACAATCTCTGAGAGAGATCCGTCCCCAATAGAGGCGTAGAAGTAATCACCCGCTGCGAGAGCAGGAAAACTACTAGCGTCGGTTACCGAGACCGCAGTAGCGGAGCTCGTCAGACTGCCGGCTAACGTGGTGCTAGCCAGGTTAGCGAATTTAACAGCCATGGCTTAACCCTTTTAAGAGGCGGATACTGTCCACGAAATCGAGAGTGAATCCGAAGTGCCCTTGTTAATCTGGGCAAAAACAGTTCTGCAAAGCATGGCTCCACCGGAACTGGCGTTCAGAATTGCTGCTTCTGTGATTGCCGCCGAGCTTGAGGGCGTGCCTGCAGAAAAGGTCGCAACATAAACTACGTCGTTGTCTGTGACGGTAGTGCTTGTCAAAGCAACTCGCGCAGACTCAGAGCCTAGTGTGGTGTCACCAGTTGCTGCGGCAACAGAGCCCGTACCGATAGCCATGTGAGACATGACGCTCGCTGAGGTGCCAGCCATACGAGAAGCAACAAAATTCTTGCCGGTTGTGACCACGAGGTTCTTGACGGATTCGCGCTGCTTTACTGTTCCGTCTTGAGCGGTGACGACAATATCAAGTCGTCCTTTGAGGGTTAGATCGTCTTTGATCATTGGTTTCTCCACTTAATCAGCATTTAGCAAAACAAACCCCAAGATGCCCTTGTTGAGCTGGGAGCTTGCCACTAATGGTTGGACGTTGATTACTTCGCCCATGCTTACGCTGTCAGAAATGCCTTTCCGTGGAGACAGCAAAGATGTGTCCGTTACAACAAAAGAATCGGTCTCAGGCTTGGACACGTTAAGAGCCGGAGATTCCTGCACAATTATCGCATCGGAGCGCGATGAATTAAAGTTAAAAGCTTGTGTGTCCTGCATCACATAAACATTGGATTTCGCAGCTCCAGCCTCTTTGTCTATCTGGCTGAAATCATCCAAGGTAAAGAAGTCTTGCAACGCTTTTGAAAGAGTTAAAGCGTGTGACTCTGTGATGCTAGTCGAGTGCGCCGGAGACGCTGATACGTTTGTTGCTCCGGGCTGAAAATCGAAAACGAAAGAAAACGGGTTTCGCGTGATTGATATGGTTTGATCCAGCGTGATGGAGTCACCCTGTGCCTTATCAAAACTGGTTGCCGGGCTGTCCGACATGGCATAGGAGTCAGTCTGCGCTGCCGATGCGGAGAATGTTGGGGCATCAGCCAACGGAATCGAATCAGCCGGCGATTTAGTGACCAAGAGTGCCGGTGCGTCAGAGAAACCAAAGCTATCGTCGAATGATCTTTGATATGTCAGGTGAAGGCTGATGCTTTCCGTAACGCCAAATTCATCCTCGCGCTCTGTAGAAACGTCAAATGACGCCACTTCAGACATAGACAAAGAATCAACCACCGGGCGACCCAGTTCTATATCGACCGCATCAGAGAAGAACAGCGAATTGACGATTCCTTTGCCCGCTTCAAAGGTAGGGGTATCAGCAAAGCCAATCGTATCTGCAAAAGACGGCGCTATCTCAAACGTCTGGCTATCACCAAAGCCGAAGCTGTCGGTGAAGGAGTAAATCGAGCGCTCTGGATTAACGCGAACGTCATGCAGAAAAAGATTGCGCCAGTAAGGTGTCCCATAAAGTCTTTGTTAATTTACGGATGTGGTAAGACTTCTATGCCCGACTTGCGCCACAAGATCCCGATCGACAATTATCGCGGAAACTTTATGCCGCTGACTCGCGGTTACATGAAGCCTTCGAACTGAAGCGCTTGCGAGCAGCCGTCGGACTTTGACCTCGGCAAAGATCGCCATCTACTTAACCGAACTGACTGCGGACTTTAAACTTGATCAGATCAACCACTGTCTGTGTGCGGGAGTTTGAATCAGTAAACTCAATCTCCCCTTCTAGCACGCCCGTCGTATCCAGAGTGTCGCTGTCAAATACAAAAGTCACCTTTCCTGCAGACGCATCAGTGACAGTACCTAGAATGGTGTCTATCAGTGTTGTCTGTCCGACCTGACGCACGCGCATACGCACAGAGCCTCCGGTAAGGTTGAGTGCTGAGAATGTGGTTGGATCATCTGGGTCCAATGTCAATCCGGCACCGGCTGTATTGGAGTCTTTGAGAGTAATCTCAATTTCAGGTAGCTGGTCACCTTGGACCAAATCTATCGTGGTTATGTAAGCCATTAGATAAACGCCCTCGGTTTGCAGGTTAGCGTACCGCCACTGAAGCCGTACTTAACCTGTCTTACTGTTCTGCCCAACTCTCTCTCGTATAGGGATCGGTTTGATGATGCCGCACCCATGTCTGCGAACGGCTGACCCGACATCATCTGCAATCGATACAAGGCGCCATGAACGATAGTCTCGCGATATTCCTTGCCGATTGTGTCGGGTATTGAGGTGCTGGTAGATGTTGGCTTAACGCTGTACACCACACGGAACGAGCTGTTTTTGTTTGGAATGGGCGCTAGATAAAAATCGGTGTTATCGCGCTGGGCATAATACCTAGCCGTGCCTCTCTCGGTTTCGTTTCCAAGCCGGCGAACCAGCTCGTTATAACTAACAGGGCGCAGTGCCGTTTTATCATCAAAGATATCAACGATGTGGTTGAGCTCCGTACCCGTAGGGATGGTCACGGCGTACTCGTTTACACCTTCGATGATCGTGATGAATTCCGGCTCCGGGATATACACGTCAGTACGCTGGCAGAAATCAATGGCGGTATCCCTTACCGCTCGCTCAATCAAGAAGTCGGGGGCGCCACCTACCTCCGGCTTCACGAACATGGTGAAGTCAGAGTATTTCATTACATTCTCCCGGCGTTACGGTCTGGAGTATTTGGCATCGGTGTTGATGCAGCGTCTGCGTTTGTCTTAATACCCAGTGCGTTAGCGAACGACGAGTAATGCATCATGCTGCGCTCTGCGTTGCCGGCGTATTCAGAGTCCTTCTGATATGCGCGATACAGCACGTAATCCAGTATGCAGTTTGCATATACGTCATCCAGAGAAATGGTCGTGGTATCAGTAATAAAGTTGCTGATCGACACATCTGAAGGGGCTGAGCTATACACAATCTCGATAGAGTGTGTGCCCGAAACCGCCTTTGGATAAACATAAAAGCGCTTAGGATCTGCCGGGTCGTAGATGAAGTGCTCTATCTTGTTTCCTCCCGCGGCAGTTTCGTGCCAGTTAGGAAGCGTCTCATCAAGAATCTTGCGATCCACCTGGGTTACTGCTCGACCACCAACATTACGCACGATCTCGATCAAGCGCAGGGCTGCCGCCGGAAGCTCCTGTTTACTGCCGTCCGAGCACGAGAATGATTCATTGACCATCTTTGCGTCGGGGCGGTGGAGCACTACTTCTTTTTGCGCGTCGTTGAAGAACTTCAGAAGCTCATCGTTTGGGAAACGAACGTTCGTATTGTCCTGCAGTATGATCGAAGCGCGGTCTAGGATGTCTACTACCTTAGTCGTTGCCATCACTGATTCTCCCACTCGATAACTTCAAAATTAGGGTTGTTTTCCCAGCCGGGAAGCGGACCAAACATATTGCCGGTCTTTTTGTTGCGGATAGTGCGAGCTACCTTCACAACATCCTTCTTCTCGGGCTCGGGGTGTTCTGCTTTCTTCGTGAGACGGTCGAGCTTGTCCTCGAGCACTTCCAACGGAGACCGTCGGTCAAGCTTGACGCCGTACTTCTCTTTTGCCTCTTCGAAGATTTCGTCTTTGCGAGTCTTGTCAGCCATCTCTTAATCCTTAAAAACAGGGGGGCTTGCGCCCCCCGGACGGTCTTAGACCTTCCACTTGCCGACAGCGAGGCAATCTGGTGTGACTACGGAGGAACCGTAGACTTTCAACCCTCTGACAGCATCACCGAAGGTAGTCTCGAGGCGCACAGTTTCAGTGTTAGTGAACTGTGACGCGAACGTGATTGCCTTTGGGTGACCCGCAAGAATGTGGCTGTAAGTAGCATCGTCGCCAGCAGCTGGAACATGGAGGAGGTTTGACTGATACATAGTGAAACGATCCACCATACCTACCTGACCGTTACGGAGAGGCGAAGTGCTATCTCCGGTCAAGTACGCCTGACGCAAGTCAGACTGCTTTAACATGTTGATCATCGATGGAGGCAGGACCATGTAGCGACCTTCCTCTGGGATGTTCAACCCATCAAGAGCTTCAGAGATCTCGAGGATTTTGCTCAAGATGTTTGCAGCCGTGATAGTTGTTCGTGCAGTGGTTGTAGTTGCATCTCCGATGACAGAGCTGAGCACGTCGGTTTCTACCGCAATCCTCATTCCCTCGGCAGCATCAGCAGATGCAGCTTCGAGCATGTTGATGTCAGCTTGCGCTGCCAACACATCGTCAATCTTAAAGCTGTAGTACTTGGCTTTGTCAATTGCAAGCTCGACAGTTCCAGTGCCCAACTCTTGAGTTGATACTGTTCCTGCGTAGTCGTTGATTGTTACAGCGGGTACTGTACGAATCGTGACCTTGTCGCCTTGCCCAGAGATTTCGCCCTCGTACTCAGTATTTGAGATTGCGGGCATAACAGACT